GCACTCAATGAGTTCTGGCGCACCTGCGGTATGCAGAGGGACTGGTTTGCGGACGACTTCTGCCAGCCGGTGTATGAAGAATGGTTCACAGAGGCCGTGGCCCGAGGACGCATATCGGCTCCGGGATATTTCAGTGACCCGGCTATACGAAAGGCGTACACGGCCTGTTCGTGGAACGGCCCGGCCAGAACGAACCTGAACCCGGTGCAGGAAGTAACGGCGGCCATCAAGAGGGTGGAGGCTTGTTTCAGCACCGCACAGGAGGAGACCGCACAAATGACCGGCGGGGACTATAACCGCAACATCAAGCAGCGGGTGATGGAAGCCAAGCGAAAGCGCGAGGTGGATATAATCGGAAGCCCGGATGAACCGTTTAAGCCGGTGGAGGGCGAATAGGAGGATAGAGATAATGCCGGAAAACAAGAAATTCTGGAAGTTCTGCAACCAGGTGGGAAACACCGTGGAGCTGCTGCTTTATGGAGACATCTCGCAAACGAGCTGGTGGGGCGATGAAGTGACGCCGAGGCAGTTCGCGGAGGAGCTGGCAGGACTGGGGGCGCTGGACAAGATCGTGGTGCGCATCAACAGCGGCGGTGGAGATGTATTTGCCGCCCAGGCAATCGGAAACCAGCTGGAGCAGCACCCGGCGGAGGTGACGGCCAAGATCGACGGGCTGTGTGCCAGCGCGGCAACCATTGTAGCCTGCCACTGCGGAAAGGTGATCGCGGCCAACGACAGCACCTACATGGTGCATCCGGTTCGCATGGGCGCATACGGCTACTACAACGCCGAGGAGCTGAAAAAGTACATTGAGGCGCTGGACGCCATCCGGGAGAGCATCACGGGCCTGTACGCCAAAAAGACCGGCAGAGAAAAGGATGAAGTGGCCGGGTGGATGGATGAAACGAAATGGTGGACAGCCCAGCAGGCCAAGGAGAACGGCTTCATCGACGAGCTGGTGGACGATGCAGAGGAAACCGTCGTGGAAAACCGGGACGGGATGCTGTTCGTGAACAGCGTCAATATGCACTTGCCTTTCGACAAGGCACCTGACTTTGTGCAAAGCAGCAAGGCAGCAAAAACCGCCGCCGACTGTTTTGTAAATAAAAATTGCCATAAGGAGGTAAAAAACATGGCAAACGAGATCAAGACCGTGGACGATCTGCGCGGGGCCTATCCCGCACTGGTCAACGAGATCGAGGAGGCGGCGGCGCAGCAGGCCAGAAGCGACGAGCGCCAGCGCATCCAGGACATCGAGGAAATGGCCCTGCCCGGCAGCGAGGAGCAGACCTTTGAGGCCAAGTACACCAAGCCCATCAGCGCAAGCACCTATGCCAAGGCCGCTATGAAGAAAGCCAAGGAGCAGGGCAACGCATGGCTGAATGGGGCAAAGAACGATGCCGAGCATCTGGACGGCGTGAAGAAGGAGACCCCGGGGAACAGCGAGCAGGACGAGTTCATGGACGCCATCAAGTCCATGGGCGGCAAGAAGTAAGGAGGAACGAACATGAGTATGGATTTGGAGAAAAAGACCTTTTCCACCCAGCCTGACTATCTGATCGCCGGGACGGCGGAGATCGTCACTGCGGCAAAGGAAGCGGCAGCCGCGTTGAAGCGCGGCGCTCCTGTGGTGCTGGACAGCTCCGGCAAGCTGGCCGCTGTGACGGTGAGCGGGAGCACGGGGAACTATAAGACCGAGGCCACCGGCCTGTATGGCATTCTCGCGGAGGATGTAAAGAGCGGAGAGCAGGGCGTTGTGTACCTGAGCGGCGAGTTTTTTGCCGATGCACTGGTACTGCCTGCCAATGGCTCTGCGGCGGATTTGGAGGTTCCTTTCCGCGCACTGGGCATCTTTTTGAAGTAAGGAGGAAACTTTTATGGCTAACGAAGTGAATATTTACAGCCCTCGCTATCTGGCGGAGGTCGTGCGGCAGGCACCCCCTGTCCGCACCTATTTCCGAGACACTTTCTTTACCAATGTCAAGCCGTTCTCTACCGAGCGGGTGGACATTGATCTGGTGAAGGGCGACCGGCGCATGGCGGCGTTTGTGCATCCACGCCTGGGCGGCAAGGTGCTGACGGCAAACGGCTACACCACCGAGAGCTACAAGCCCCCTCTGGTGAACCCCTATGATGTGACAACGGCTGACCAGCTTATGACCCGTCTGCCGGGAGAGGATTTGTACAGCGGCATGACCCCTGCCCAGCGGGCGGCTCAGAAGCTGATGGAGGAGTACGCCACCCTGAATGATGCCACCACCCGCAGGGAGGAGTGGATGGCCGTTCAGGCAATCGTGACAGGCACCATCCCCATTGTGGGCGAGGGCGTGAATGAGGTCATTGACTTCGGTTTCACCAACAAGATCACTCTGAGCGGTGAAAACAAGTGGGGCGGCACCAAGGCTGACATCCTGGGCAACCTGGGCGACTGGACTGACAAGGTGCTGACCGGCGGCTTTGCCAATGTGGATATGGCGATTTTGGGCAAGGAGGCCAAGAAGAAATTCTTTGCCGATGCCAATGTCCAGAAGATGATGGACAACCGCCGTATGAACATGGGAGAGATCAACCCCCGTGACCTGCCCAACGGCGTGAAGTACCTGGGGCACCTGACTGACCCCAGTCTCGACCTGTATGCCTACGGCGAAGTGTACTACGACGACTGGACAAACCCGGAGGAGCCTGCCACCAAGCCGCTCATTCCTGACAATGCGGTCATCCTGATTAGTTCTCACCCGAACTATATGATGGCCTACGGTGCCTGCACCTACATTGAGCAGGCGAGCGGCCTGTGGGTGACCTCTCAGACCAGCCGCCTGCTGCGCAGCTATGTGGAGCATCACCCTGACCGCCGCATGGTGGAATTGCAGGCCCACCCCCTGCCTATCCCCGACAAGGTGGACAGCTGGCTGGTAGCTACTGTGTGCTGACAATTCAATCCCCTGCCTGCTGTGTGCAGGCGGGGGAGTTTTTCTGCGGAGGTGCAGCATGGCACTTTTTGAACTGGAACAGGATTTTGGAAGCGCCCCGGAAACGGAGTGGAAAGCGCCGACTTTCAAAGACTGTGCAGCGGCAGACATCGACCTGACTTTCTTTGAGCAGGACGAACACGCAGACCTGCACACGGTTGACGGGAAAGAGGCGCTGGTCATTGTGGATGACCAACGGCTGAAAGAACACAACTCGCACTGGGAGGCCGGAGCGAAACAGAACTTTGATACAGGCTTATACACCGCGTCCACCGTGCTGTACATCCGGGTAAAGGACTACGGGCCGAAGCCGAAGATCGGGAAGCATCTGGTCATGGATAAGGGAACCTCGCAGCAGCGGACTTACAGTATCCTGAACTGCGAGGAAGAAGCGGGTATTTACCGCATCACCATGGAGAGGACGAGACAATGAGCAGGGTGACTTACGACGCAGGAACCATGACCATCACAGTGGACGGGCTGGAGGATGTGGAGCGAGCGCTGGGGGACTTGAAGAAAAAGACCCCGGCGGCGGCCAAGGTAGCGATCAACGCCACAGCACGACAGGCAAGAAAGCTGATGGTGGCGCAGGCAAAGGCAAGGTATGCCGTGAACGCCGCTGGGCGGCGGCACCTGAAAGACCTGGTACAGCGGAAAAAGGCCACGAACACAAGTCTGAGCGCAGAGCTTCACATCGAGAAGATGCGGAACGACCTGGGCTATTTCCAGCACAGGCCGACAGAGAGCTTCAAGGGGCGGGATGTCCTGCGCAGAGCGCCTGCCCATGTAAAGGCACGAGTTCTGAAATCCTCTGCCATGACCGCTTTGACCGGCGACGGAGCCAATCTGAGCAAGGGCTTTTTGGTGGAGTTCAAGAGCGGCCATGTGGGCATGGTTCAGCGGCGCATCGGCTCCAGCTCCAGCCATACGGTTACAGAGCGGGGGCGTCCGCGGTGGCGGAACAAGGACGGGAAAGTGGAAAAGCTGGTGACGATGGGAAGTCCGTCGGCAACTGCGATGCACAGCACCGTTTGGCCCTATGTGGAACCGGAGGTAACGGAATACCTGTATGACAGGTTGATGGAGCAGACCGAGCGGGTGATCGCGCGGGCAAAGGCCAGAAAGGGATAGGCGATGAAGGATTACATGGATGCGGTAAAAGCCGCGGGGATTGGGCGGACGCCGCAGCTTTGCCAAGACGCGCTGATCGAGATGCTGGAGGAGCTTTTCGTCGGGAAAAAGTACAACGGCCAACAGGGCAGAAAACCGCTGAAAATCTATAAGCAGGATTTGCCGGTGCCGGAGGATTACGACGCGGATGTGGACACGGATGCGGCGGCGGCCCCATATATCGTGGCCCGCATGACCGGCGGAGCCATTAAGGACGAAAGCGGGCCGCAGACGGTGGAGTTCAGCTTGATCGTATGCGCATACGACGAGGGCGGAGCGAGAGAGGGCTATCAGGATGTGGCGAACATCAAAGAGGACATTGTACAGCGGGTCTGTACGAGGCCCTATTTCGGCGGTGCGTTTACCATCCTGAAACCCGTCGTATGGGCTATGCAGCAGGATGATACGCACCCGTATTATTTCGGGGCTTGCACCTTGACCTGCACGGCCCCGGCTATGACACAGGACACGGAATTGGAGGGACTGGTATGAGCAGGAAAGCAGAGGCGTCGGCCATGGGTATGGCCGAGCGGGCGGAAGGAGCGGCAGGGCGGAAGAAAAAGGCCGGCCCTGTTGTCTACTGCGGCCCGACTGTAAGGGGCGTAGCGAAGCAGTACACGGTGTTCAGCGGAGGCATCCCGGAGGCGCTGGAGGATTTTTCTGAACGGCACCCGGAGGTAAAGGCCCTGTTGGTGCCGGTGGAGCAGTTCGCGGAGACCAGGAGGAAGATGGAGACTGCCGGAACGGCAGAAGCCATCCTGTACCACAAAATCAAATCTGAGCTGTAAGGAGGAAACAATATGGCTTACAAGCATGGCGTATATACCAGCGAGGTGGAAACCAGCCTGACTGCGCCTATTGTCGGGACGGCGGGACTGCAAGTGATCGTGGGAACCGCACCGGTGAATATGCTGAAAGACCCGGCGGCGGCAGTCAATGTTCCGCTGCTGGTGAACAACTACAAGGAGGCTGTGGAGGCCGTCGGCTACAACGACGACTTTGAAGCCTATACCCTGTGCGAGTGCATCAGTGCGGCGTTCAGCGTGGTGGGCGTGGCCCCCATGGTGCTTATCAATGTGCTTGACCCGGCGAAGCACAAGGCGGATATTTCGGAAAAGACGATGCAGGTAAACGACGGTGTGGCCGTGCTGGACGAAGTGGGTGTACTGCTGGAGGGCCTGACCATCAAGGCGGGTGCAACACCGCTGGAGGCAGGCAAGGACTACACGACCACATGGAACAACGACGGCACCCTGAACATCGTACTGCTCAAAGGCGGAGCCGGTGAAAAGGCAACCACGCTGACTGCGACCGGCAGCAAGATCGACCCGAGCAAGGTCAAAGCCGCGGACATCGTGGGCGGTGTGGACATCTCCTCCGGCAAGGAAACCGGCCTGGAGGTGGTGCGGCAGGTATATCCCAAGCTGTCCATGACCCCCGGCATTCTGCTGGCCCCCAGGTTCAGCGCGGACGCCACGGTGTCTGCTGCGCTCCAGGCAAAGACCAAGAGCATCAATAGCGTGTTTGGCGCGGTGTGCATCGTGGACATCAACAGCAAGACGGACGGTGCAGTGAAGTACACCGATGTTAAAACCAAGAAGGAGGAGCAGGCGGTCAGCGACCCCAACGCATACGCCGTATGGCCCTATGCCAAGGTGGGCGAGGTGGTGTATAGCGGTTCCGCCCTGGCTGCCGCCCTGACGGCGTACACAGATGCGCAGAACGACGACACACCCAATGTCAGTCCCAGTAATAAGACGCTGGCGATCTCCGCCGCCTGCCTGGCAGACGGAACAGAGGTCGTGCTTGACCAGGAGCAGGCCAACACGGTGAACAGCTTCGGCGTGGCAACCTGGCTGAACATGAACGGGTTCCGCCTGTGGGGCAACAACACTGCGGCATACCCTGGCATCACCGACCCCAAAGACCGCTGGTTCAGCGTCCGCCAGTTTATGACCTGGGCAGCCAACAGCTTTATCTTGACCTACTTCCAGAAAGTTGACAGCCCGGCCAACAAGCGGCTGATCGAGGCCATCGTGGACAGTGAAAATGTACGGGGCAACGGCTTTGTGGCCCGCGGCGTGTGCGCTCGGTACGAGATCACTTTCAACGAGGACGAGAACACCACCACCGACCTGCTCAACGGCAAGATCACTTTCCACCAGTACATCACGCCGTTTACCCCTGCGGAGGACATTGAGGACATCATTGAGTTTGACCCCAATGCCCTTTCCGCTGCGCTGAACTGATAAGGGAGGGAACAAAATATGATTAGCAGCAACTATATTCCTGAGAAAATCAGTGAGTATAACGCCTATCTGGACGGCAGCAAAATGATCGGCGTGGCCGCATCTGTGACCCTGCCGGAGATCAATATGAAAACCAGCACCGTATCCGGCGTGGGCGTCAACGGCGAACTGGACAGCCCCACCATCGGGCAGTTTGAGAGCATGGAGCAGGAAATCCAGTTCAACACCCTGTACAGCTCCGCCATGGATATGCTGTCGCCCCTGTCCACGGTGAACCTGACCCTGCGAGCGGCACAGCAGGTTTATGACAAAACGGGCGGCTATAACTTCAAGGGCCTGCGGGTGGTGGAGATCGGGCGCGTCAAGAGCTTCAACCCCGGCAAGGTTGAAAAGGGCGAGGCCATGGAGGCGACCATTACCCTGGAGCTGACCTACATCATGATCGAGGTGGACGGCGTGCAGCTCCTGGAAGTGGACAAGCTGAACGGCATCTACAAGGTAAACGGGAATGATATGCTGGCTGGCGTGAACAGCCTGGTATAACCCGGAAAACGGAACACGGCCCCCCGGCTGCGGGTGGGCCGTGTTTTTCTAAACGAACGACGGCTGAAAGGAGCATTACCATGGAGGAAATCAAGAACGCGATGGTGGAAGTCAACACGGAAACGCAAGAAGTCAACACCGAAAGGGAAGAAGTCAGCGAGGAGCGCGTTGTGAAGCTGACGAAGCCCTATGTCTTTGAGGGAAAAGAGTATGAGGAAATCGACCTGTCAGGGCTGGAGAAGCTGACCATCCGGGACGCCATCGACACACAGCTGGAGCTTTTCGGCGTGGAAGTTGCCGCCTCTGTGCTGTGTGAGACCACCACGGCATTTGCCAGAACTATGGCAGCAAAGGCGACCGGACTGCCTATCGAATTTTTCAAGCTGATGCCGCGCGGCGCTTTTAAGCGGGTAGCGGGCATGGTGCGCAGATACATGAATGCGGACGGCGAGACGGAGAACCATGTGATGCAGTTGGGGAAGCCCCGCAGCTATAAGGGGAAGGAGTACCGGGAAATCGACCTGAACGGCGTTTCTGACCTGAACACCCTGAATGAGAGTGAGGCGGAAAACCGGCTGGCCCGCGAGGGCTTTGCGGTGACGGAGAACGGAACCAACTATCTGTACGCCTGCGTGATCGCCTCGATGGCGACGGGCATCCCGGAGGATTTCTTCACCTCGCTGCCGCTGTATGAGCTGTTGAAACTGAAAAACGCGGTGAACGACGCGGATTTTTTCGAGTAAAGGGCGGGGCAAAAGCCCTGCGGAAAGCGGCAATCCGACTATCCTCGGTGACAGGGACGAGCCTTGAATTTTACTTGAAGCTGCCTGTCCGCGAGTTTGCTGAACTGAATGACGAGGTGGCGGAGGAATGGCGAAGAACAAAACATTAGAGCTTAGTATCAAGATCGCCGGAAAGATGGACAAGAGCCTGACGGCGGCGCTGGCCAGTAGCCAAGGGCAGCTGGGCAGCTTCGCCAAAAGTATCAGCAACATCGGGACGGCGGGACTGGCGGCCATGGGTGCGCTGACGGCGGGAACGGTGGCAACCATCGCGAGATGCACCAAGGAAGCTGCAAAGTTTGAAAACTATATGTCCGATGTGGTCAAAGTCGTGGACGGCATGGCGGACGCAACCGGAAAAGTAAGCAACAAGATGGCGGAGAACGGGAGAACCTATGCGGAAAACTACGCCATCCTGGAAGAACGGCTGAAAGACCTGAGTACGCAGATACCGTACACCTTTGAGGATTTGACACGCCTCGCAGCGGCGGCAGGCCAATCGGGAAAAACCTTTGAGGACTTGACACAGACGGACTTCCTGAAAGACATCGCCATGTGGGGAACGGCTATGGACATTTCCGCAGACCAGGCAGGCGACTGGGGCGCGAAATGGGAACAGGCGTTCAACATGAACCACGAGCAGGTCATGGAGGTTGCGGATGTCATCAACTACCTGGGCAACAACTACGCCACTACGGCGGCAGAGATCGCCCAAAGCGTGAATGATGCGGCATCCATGGGCCAACTGGCAGGCGTGGATGTTAAGGCGACGGCGGCCATCGCGGCCAGTATGCAGGCCATGGGTGTAAGCACTGACCGGGTGGGCACCAGTATCAAGCGCATCTATACCAACATCACAAAGGGCAGCACGGCCACAGCCGCCCAGGAAGCGGCATTTGAACGACTGGGGTTCTCGGCGACGCAAATCGCAAAGTCAATGCAGACAGACGGCACGGGAACGCTGCTGAAAGTGTTTGAAGCAGTGAACAACCTGCCGGACGCTGAGAAGCTATCCACGCTCAATGCCCTGTTTGGACAGTGGGCCATTGAGGGCGGAGCAAAGCTCACGCAAAACCTGGGCCTCCTGACAGGGATGCTGAAAGAGGTTTCCAATGCAAGCGTCTGGAGCGGGAGCATGGAAAAAGAGTTCATCATCAAGGCGACGACGCCGGAGGCCATAGAAACCATGCTGGGAAGCGCCAAGTCTGCGCTGATGGACGACATCGGCACCGCATTTCTCCCAGCCTACAAGGAATTTGGACTGTCCATGATCGGGTTCATCCGGGGCGTCCGGGAGAATATGCCGGAGTTGACCAAGCTCGCAGAGAGCCTGGGAAAACTGGCGAGCCGCGGCGTGGAAAAGCTGGGCACTGCGATGAACTGGGCACTGCCATACATCCAAAAGGGCCTGGACTACCTGCTGAACAACGGCGAGCAGGTAGCCCATATCATCGGGATACTGGCGGCCACCTTTGCAGGAATGAAGCTGGCACCGGCGGCGGAGGGGCTGCTTTCCGGCGTGGGAGGTATGCTGTTCGGCGGAAATGCCGCAGGCGGAGGAAAGCGGAGCGGCGGCCTGTTCGGCGGCATCAAAAACCTGTTTATGGGCGGGAGAAAAGCCGGGAGCGCCGGAGCCGGTTTTGCATCCGCCTTTGGAGGGGCGGTATCTGGAAACGGATTTAAGGCAACCATGGGAGCTACGCTGTCAAGCCTGCTGGCCGGAAACGGCTTTAAGGGGACAGCGGGCCTGCTCTCTGCCGCGGCTGGGACGCCGGGGCTTCTCTCCGGCTATGTTGGGCCGGGAAGCGTAATCAAAAATGCAGCGGCGAACAGTGCAGTGGGCCAATGGCTCGGAGGAATAGGAACGGCCATCGGGAACACAAAGACCGGCGGCCTCCTGAGTGGCCTGCTGGGTAAAGCGGGAACTGCGGCGGGC